GTTAATTGGTAAAACATACGAAGGATAACCATAGCAATAAAGTGGGAATTATTCCTTGACATACTCTCTAATTGTGTTATAATGTAAATATAGAAAGTTAAGAGAGTATTATGAATAAAGTAAAAGAGTTTTTATCTGCTGAGTTTATTGGGTCTGTATTTGGTTTAGTCGGTGCTTTTCTGATTGCCTTAGATATCAAAGAAGCATTCTTTGTTTTCTTAGTGACCAATGTGATGTTTATTAAGATGGGTTTTGAAAAGAAACTTAGATACTTCACCATATTACAGTTTGCGTTTTTAACTTCTACCATTATTGGTATTACGAGGAACTTCTTATGAGTAAAGGAAAGTGGTCAGTGCCGTTGCCTGACGGGACAACAAGAGAAATGCCTTTTGACGAATATCTAAAATTATCAGAAGAAGAGAAACAAACATTCAATGGTTGGGTTGGTAATAAAGAAACTAAAAAAGAAGAACCAATCGGTATCCCAACTTCAAGTCTGGAGGAGTTTTTCAAATGATTAAACAATTCTTCTTATTCTTCTTAATATTAATTGCTATTCCAACTAATGCTACTGTAATCACAGCATTTGATGATAGTTATGGTAATGAAATATTATATCAAGATAGAAATATAATTGTTACGGATAAAGGTGTTTACAGCACAAGAACTAAGAAGTTGATAATCTTTAGAGAAGACCCTAACTGGGAAGAGGAAGACTTCTTTACTCAACAAGAAAAATATTGTGAAAAGGAAAGTATATGATTAATTGGATTTTTATAGCAACTATTATTATGGCTGCTTTGATGCTGACTGGTTGTAACACAACATACGACTATGCGATGATTTAATGTTATATGAAATACTTCGTCAGAGTGCGAACTCTGATGGCATACCTATATTAAATAAACACGACTTCAAACGCTATACTCAAGTGTATGGAAAAGAAGCATTCAGAGAAACTCTAGTTGACTTTATTACAAAAGAGAAACCACCTTACCCATATAAGAAGTTTAGTCGTAACAAAATCATTAAACTATTTCTACAGTTACAAAAACAAGATACAAGCAAGAATGTAATCCTAGACAATAACGATAATGTAATGGATAAGTTTGATTACAAATATTCATATGAGAAATATGGATTGGGTTATATTCAGACGGGTCATGCTTACAATGATATATCAGATTACTTTCATAATAGATTAAGATTGAATTGTCCCTATATGAATACTGGTTCACCAGTGGATGCTTGGGAACAAGGTAAACTTAAATCTACATTCGGTGCTTTGTGGAGAGGAGTGAACTCTTCAGAAGATTTATCAATCGCATCGTATACCGAAGCATTAAGACTTGGTGGGTCGTATGTTGCTACTCAGTTTAAACCTAATGTCGCAACGACCGTCTACGATATGACAAATTCAAAACGAGTTGTCGATACCTCAATGGGTTGGGGTGATAGACTCGCAGGGTTCTATGCATCCAGTGCTGAAGTTTATATTGGTTGTGACCCTAATCCAAATACATTTAAAAAGTATCAAGAGCAAAAAGAGTTTTACGATAAACTAACTGGTCACACCAAAAAAGTTTATATGTATAACTGTGGTGCTGAAGACTTGCCTTGGGATGAGATAGAAGATATTGATTTAGTGTTCACCTCTCCCCCATATTTTTCGACAGAGAAATATAATAAAGGTGGTGAGAATGAAGAAGCACAATCTTGGAAGAAGTATCCAGAGTATGATTCTTGGATGGATAACTTTCTGTTGCCAGTGAGTGAGAAAAGTCTCAACAGTTTAAACGACGACGGATTCTTTATGCTTAACATAATGGATCCAAAGATAAAAGGTAAACGATACAATGTATGTGATACTTTAGTCGATACATTCAAAGATAAGTTTTTGGGTCAAGTTGGTATGAGAATATCACAACGACCGCAAGGTGAGAAATTCTTTTCTGAGGGAGAGAGTTTAGAGGACTATATGTCAAAAGTATATATAGAGAATATATGGTGCTTTGGAAAGGGTGATGTGTTCAGAGGTATTAGAACTCCAGACTTGACAAAGTTTTTTGAATGAGGTATAATATATCAAAGTATTAATAAGTGAATATTTTAAAGATGATGGCACTGTAGCAAAAGTATTTAAAGATGAAGAAAACTGGATTGAGTATGTTGATAAGAATGGTGAGAGAATTACATTTGAAACATTCCCAGGAAAGTCAATTCATTATGTTGAAGATGCAGCAGAGAACTATGCTTTAGGTATTAAAACTCAAATAGGTAATTGATGATAATCGATTTAAATAAAACATATGGAGCAACGACAAGTTATATGACTAAGAAAGGTGAAAAAATTGAAGGTCACAAAGGTGGGCATTATATAGCAGGGGTTCAAACAGAAGAGGGTAATCATAAAGGTGGTAAGAGATACTTACACGGTAAGAGAAGACCAGACTTAGATGCACTCGAAGCGGGGGATCCAGATAATAACGCAACAGATTGGTCTACGGAGTTTCTAGGTAAGATTAATGGATCCGATAGTTGATTATGAAAGAGGGATAGACCCTCGTTGTGGAAAAGAGGTTGATGTATATAAAGATATACTCATAACGCCGTTTTATACAAAAGAATATTGCGATTCTCTCGTTGAATATTGTAAAAAGTTAGATGGATTTTTTCAGTTGACTGGCGATTACGGTGATGACTATAGTAATAGAAGCATGTTTATGAATATGTTTAGTCGTATATGGTATTGGAAATATTCTGTTCACTGTAAAGAATATTTGAAACCTGCGGTCGATAAAGAGTATTGGGAACATTCTTATACTGGTGTCTTTCCACCCTTTATTAATAAATTTTCATTAACCGAAAAAAATCAAACAGATATGCCTCTTCACTGCGAAGTGAGTGGTATTTCAATTGTAGTAAAATTAAATGACGACTATGAAGGTGGGGATTTGATATTTCCTAGACAACAAATAGGAAACAAAGATTTTCCAGTAGGAACTGCTTTTGTTTTTCCTGGATGGGCTACACACCCACATTATGTCTCTAAATTAACTGGTGGTAATACTAGATATTCGTTAGTTGGATTTTCAACACCACCCAAATGGGTTGAAGAAGAAACTGATGTAATTCAATTTTAATATAGGAAAAATTATGGGATTAAAAGTTATTGATGATAGCGAAACGGTAGACATCGGTCCATCAAAAGATGGCACTTATGAAGGTGCTATGGGTGGAACTGAGTTAATGAATAAAGCATTGTATGAAAGAGTTGATAATGACTTACTTGACAATTTTAACATTATTAAATCTCGTGTTCGTTGGGTAGACCCTAATAAGAAAAACATTTTATGGTTACACGATACTTGGGACGACCCTGAATCGCAACATTTAAAAGATGCCGAACAAAGAAAACGATTTGCTAAACTTGTGTTCGTATCAAACTATCAATTACAAACTTATAATCTAGCATTGGGTGTTCCTTATGCGGAATCGAGAGTATTGAAGAATGCGATTGACCCTATTGAGTTTAAACAAAAAGATAAGGATACCATTCGTATCATTTATCATACAACTCCACACAGAGGTTTGAATCTAGTTTATGCAGGTGTGGCAGAAGTTGCCAAACATTTTCCTAATATTCATTTAGATGTTTACTCTTCATTCGAAGCATATGGTTGGAAGGAAAGGGACAAACCTTACGAACAATTGTTTGATGATATTCGTAATCACTCTAATATGACTTATCACGGTTACAAACCAAATGATGTGGTAAGAAGTGCGTTACAAGAAGCACATATCTTTGCTTACCCTTCTATATGGCCAGAAACTTCTTGTATCTCAGCACTTGAGGCAATGAGTGCTGGATGTGAAATTGTTTGTCCTAATACAACTGCTCTAACAGAAACGACTGGTAACTTCGCAAGAATGTATCAGTGGTCAGAAGATATTAATGAGCATGCTAATGTATTTGCGAATAATCTTTACGCAGCAGTTATGCAACATAGAGATGAAATGTTACAGAAGAAATTAATCTTCCAAAAGAACTGGGTTGATAATTTTTATAACTGGGATTTAAGAGCAGCAGAATGGACAGACCTTCTACAGACATTGAAGTAATAGATAATCTTTTTGATGGGTATTTCGGTCATTATATAATATCAAAAATTAAAGAGAATGGTCGTTGGTCATTTGCGACCGACCACGAGCATAATAATAAAGAACTTGATAAGTGTGATAATGGGTTTTTATTAACCTCATACACTGACGATGAAACTGAAACCAATCAAAAAGAATTTAATGTTCTTGCTGATTATATTCTTCATAAATTTTTAGAACTCTCTAAATGGCAATATAATCAAGTAACAGTAAAAAGATTCTTCTATAATTATTATAATCGTGAATCTCAAGGTTCTCCACACATAGACCACCCACAACCAAATCATCACAGTATCTTAGTAAATTTAAATACTAATGACGGTGGAACAATTGTTGATGATGAATTTTTTCCTTCTGAAGTAGGAAGGTGTATTGGGTTCGATAGTGATACAACTCATCAAGGCGTTGGTCCAACCAAACATAAGCAAAGATATTGTCTCAATATTGTTTTTGCTTATAATAATAGAAGTCTAAAAACTTGACTTATCAACTACACTATGTTATACTTGACCTTATGAAAAATTTAATATCAAAAATCAGACGATTCTTTAATTGTAAATCTGAGCATTGTAAACACTGGACGGTCTTCAGACTCTTTAAGAAGAAACCAGATTACAGAGCATTGTATGAAGAACAATTGAAGCAGACTCAAAAGTGGGAGTTCCGATACAATAAAATGTATCGTCAACTAATGTTAATATGTAGAGATATGGAGGAGACTCACAATGCCGACAAAGAATCCAAAGTATAAGAATGTTCACCCATCAGTATTAGCACTTCCTGATGACAACGAATTAAGTCGTGTTAGTGTAAAGGGTTGGATTAAACATCAGAAAGAATTACTCAAAGCAGAAATGTATAACTTCCGTAGAGGTTTAGGTAAGAATACTCTTGCGAAGATTGGTTCAATTAGAGGTTACATTTCTCAATTAGAATACTATCTTGCTAACGGCGATTATGTAGCAGACTTCTGGGGTGAAAAAGAAAATAACCCTACATCTAAACAATGTATTGCGATGGCATATGATAAAGACGGCATGCCGAAAAGAACGGTAGGTGTTTACTATCCAGATATGGGTGCTGTATGGACAAAGGAGATGGAGAATGATTCTCGTAGATTTTAGTCAAATAATGGTTTCTAACGCCATGATTAATATGGATAAGAAAGAAACCACAGTGAATGAAGATTTGTTAAGACATCAGATATTGAATAGTCTTAGACAAATTAAAGTAGATTATGGTAAAGAGTTTGGTGAAATGGTTATCTGTGCTGACGACCGACACTACTGGAGAAGAGATATCTTTCCTTACTATAAAGCATTAAGAAAAGAATCCAGAGATGAGTCGCCTATTGATTGGCATCAAGTCTATGGGGTCTTAAATAAGATAAGAGATGAAATTAAAGATAACTTCCCTTATCGAGTTATTCGTGTAGAGAAAGCAGAAGCAGATGATGTGATTGGTGTTCTTACTAAAGAGTTTGGTGTTCAGTTAATGAATGATGACTCAGAAAAGATTCTAATCGTATCGAGTGATAAAGACTTTCAACAACTACAGAAGTATGCTAATGTTAAGCAATGGTCAACCATTCAAAAGAAATGGGTTAGAGTAGATGACCCTCATGCTTATCTAAAAGAACATATTATTCGAGGCGATAGAGGTGACGGTGTGCCTAACATATTGAGTGAAGACAGTGCGATTGTTTCCCACTCAAGGCAATCACCCATACTATCAAAGAAACTCGAACAATGGTTAAATCAAGAGCCTCAGGACTTCTGTGAAGGGGATATGCTCAGAAACTATAAGAGAAACGAACAGTTAGTTGACTTAGAACAAGTTCCTGATGAGATTGCTCAAGAGATACTAGATAAATATTATAATTACAACATACCAAAGAAAAATGGTTTGTTAAATTATTTTATTAAGAACAGATTGAAAAATCTAATGGAAGTGATTGGAGACTTTTAATGAATAAATTATTTCATCATATTTTTAAAGAAGTCCATAATGCGAAAAGCAAGAAGGATAAGATTGCCGTTCTACATCATTACAGTAGTCCAGCATTAAAACAAGTATTGGGTTATACTTACGACCCTAATATTGTATGGGATTTACCAGAAGGTAATCCACCATATAAAGAACTCGATGCAGACGACGAAGGTTGTATTGACTTACAAGGTGAACTCAGAAGATTCTATCTTTTCTTTAAAGACCCTAATTCAAATCTGAAACCAATGAGAAGAGAAATGTTGTTTATCGAACTTCTTCAGTCTTTAGACCCCCGTGATGCTAAAGTAGTTTGTATGATGAAGAATAAGAAACTTGATTATAAAGGTTTGACTAAGAAACTTGTTCAAGATGCTTTCCCTAACTTAGGAGCAAATTGGTGAATCCAGCAGTAATTATTGGTAACGGTGTTACTCGTAAACATATTGAATTAGATAAACTAAAAGGTCAAGCACCTCTATACGGTTGTAATGCTTTGTATAGAGAATTTATGCCAGACTTTCTAGTTGCGATTGATGATGGTATGATTGAAGAGATTCAAACAAGATTACCATTAAAGAACTGTCAAGCAATTATTCCTGAAGAGCAACACAGATATGAAGAGAATACTGGTCGTAGAAATAACGCAGGTATGATTGCTATGAAGTCTGCTATTGAGCATGGGCATGATGTTCTTTATTGTATTGGATTTGACTTTATTCTGTCTGGAGATATTTCTGTAGATAATGTATTTAAGAATACCGAGAACTATGGTCCAGAAACTCATGCTAGAGAAGAGGATAACTTTCATAGAGTTAGATACTTAGAATGGTTTGCTTCTCAACATAAGAAGACAACTTTTATTTTTGTTGTTCCAGATGAGAATATAAGTGATGTTAAAACTATCGAAGGA